CCATCGCGGCCGTCGAGGCGGCGGTGCTCCGCGGCGAGCTGCTCGCGTTCGCCATGCCTCGCGGTTCCGGCAAAACGTCGCTCGTGGAGGCGGCGGCCCTCTGGTCGCTGCTCTACGGCCACCGGGAGTTCGTGACGATCATCGGATCGGACGAGGGGCACGCCAGCACGATGCTCGAGTCGATCAAGGTGGAGTGCGAGACCAACGAAATACTCCTTGAGGACTTCCCCGAAGCCATTTTCCCGATCATGGCGCTCGAGCGGATCCACCAGCGGGCCAAGGGGCAACTGTTCCAAGGCAAGCCCACGCATATCCAGTGGACGGCTGACGAAGTCCAGTTCCCCACGGTGCCGGGCTCGGCCGCGTCTAGCGGCATCATCCGTGTTGCCGGCATCACGGGTCGCATCCGCGGCATGACGGCCAAGCGGGCCGCCGACGGCAGGAAGGTCCGCCCCACGCTTGTCCTTATAGACGACCCGCAGACCGACGAATCGGCACGCAGCCCGTCCCAGGTGGCCGCCCGCGAATCGGTGCTCAAGGGGGCGATCCTCGGCCTGGCCGGCCCCGGCGTCGCAATCTCTGGGCTCGCGACCGTCACGGTCATTCACACCGACGACCTGGCCGACCGGCTGCTCGACCGCAACCGGCACCCGGCATGGCAGGGCCGGCGGTTCAAGCTGGTCTATGCGTGGCCCGCAGACACGGCACTGTGGGACGAATACGCCGAATTGCGGCGCCGCGGCCAGCGGGACGGTCACGGCACCAAGGCGGCCGACGAGTTCTACGCTGCCAACCAGGCGGCGATGGACGCCGGGAGCCGTGTTGCGTGGCCAGCCCGCAAGCAGGCCGACGAGCTGACGGCGATCCAGCACGCATGGAACCTCCGCATCGACCGCGGCGAGGCGGCCTTTGCCGCCGAGTTCCAGAACGAGCCAATCGAGCAAACGTCACGGGCCGACGGGCTCCAGACCGCCGACGTAGCCACCAAGACGATCAACGTGCCGCGATGGATCGTGCCGACCGGCATGGACACGCTGACGGCGTTCGTGGACGTGCAGAAGGAATTGCTCTACTGGTGCGTCGTCGCGTGGGGGCACCAGCTCCGCGGGCATGTTGTGGCCTACGGTTCATACCCGGACCAAGGCCGTCCGTATTTCACCCTCCGCGACGCAAAGCGGACGTTGAGCCAGGCCCACGGCGACAACGTGGAGGCCGCGATCCTCGCGGGGCTCGAGGCGGTCGGCTCCATGCTCCTCGACCGGGAGTTCGGCCGCGAGAACGACGACGCTGTTCTGCGCGTCAACCAGCTATTCATCGACGCAAACTGGGCGCAGACGCAGGGTGTTGTCCGAGACTTTGCGCGGCGGAACAAATGGGGGCCGCGCGTGCTGCCCACGCACGGCCGGTTCGTGGGTGCCTCGGGCCAGACGATCAGCGACAAGGCGCCAGACCGCGGCGAACGGATCGGGGCCAACTGGCGAACCAGCACGATCCAGAAGCAGCGGCATGTCCTCTACGACACGAACGCCTGGAAGACGTTTCTTGCCGCCCGCGTGAAGCTCCCGGTCGGAGACCCGCAAGGGTTCACGTTCCATGCCGGCGAGCACGACATGCTCGCCGAACAGATGGCGAGCGAAATACCCATCCGCGTCGAAAGCAAAATGCGGATCGTGGACGAGTGGAGACTGACGCCGGGCCGCGACAACCACTTGTGGGACTGCTGTATCGGGGCTTCGGTCGCCGCCTCGTACACCGGGCTGTCAGCAGTTGGTGTTGAGGTGGCGCCGCGAGTCGAGCGCCGCCGCATCTCGCGCGAGGAGATGGCGGCCAAGCGGCAAGAGTTGATGGGCAGGATGGGGCGGTAGAGCCCCATACCATACGCCCCGCCATGCCTCGGCCACTGCGGGCCGGCGCTCGCCGACTGTCGGTAGGGTGAACAAAACACCCGCCGCCGGAGACGCCGCCATGCTGCTTTGGAACGAGGAGGAGTTTTGCGACGAACTCGACGCAGAGACCGACGACGAGTGGGCTATCGAGTTTCTGTAGCGTCCGGCACCGTCTGAACACTGGTACACTACATGTGTAGGGGCATCCTGCGCCCCGGGCGACCGGAGTCTAGGCGTGCTGAAAGACGACATTCTCGCGGCAATCGCAGCCAATCTGGCCCAGCCGAAGCGCGCCCGCACCGATGCCGGCGAGGTTGAGCAGCACGACCTCGACAAGCAAATTGCCGCGGCAAAGTTCGCGCTGGCGATGGCGGGAACGAGCGTTTCGCCGTTCCGGTCGCTGCGTTTTGCCCAGATGGTCACGCCCAACGCTTCGGGCGCGAGCGACCCCACGAGCATCACGTCGGTCTACCCGCCGCCCGGTATGGCGGGGACTCCTGGCTACCCCCCGGGCTGATGGGCTTGCTGTCGTTTTTCACGCGACGCCGCGACCAAGCCGCACCTGAGCAGGTGCAGGCTCGGTATGACGCCGCGCAGACGACGCCGCTGAATCAGCGGCATTGGGCACAGGCCGATTGGCTGTCTGCCGACGCGGCCCTGCACCCGGGCATCCGCCGGACGCTGCGGATTCGGGCCCGCTACGAGGCGGCGAACAACTCGTACCTCTCGGGGATGCTGTCCACGCTGGCGACCGACCTTGTTGGCACCGGCCCGCGGCTGCAGCTCCAGATTCCCGACGTGGACCCGGAGGATCAGCGGGTCCGCGACATCGAGCACAGCGTCCACGAGTGGGGCCGGGCCATAGACCTGGCCGCCAAGCTCCGCATCATGCGGGTCGCCCGTGCGGTGGACGGCGAGGCGTTCGGCCTCAAGATCACCAACCCGGCTCTCGACGGCGTCCAGCTGGACATGAAGCTGGTCGAGGCCGACCAAGTCGCTAACCCGACGTGGATCCTTGAGCTTGGGGCCATCGACGGCCTCCGGCTGGACACGGCCGGGAACGTCGCGGAATGGCACATTCTGCGGCATCACCCGGGGTCGCTCACTTGGTCGAGCAACCTCGGGGATTGGGTGCCGGCCAACCGCGTCCTGCACTGGGCCAACCGAACGCGGCCCGGTCAGCACCGCGGGCTGGGGGAGATCGTCCCGGCCCTCGAGCTGTTCGCCATGCTCCGGCGGTACACGCTCGCCACGGTCACGGCGGCCGAGACCTCCGCCGACTTCGCCGCCTTGATCCATACCAACGTGCCGAGCACCGATGGGGCGTCAGCCCTGCCGGAATGGGACACGATGCCGATTGTCCGCGGCATGGCCATGAGCCTGCCGGAGGGATGGGACGCCACGCAGATGCGTCCAGAGCATCCGACGACCACGTTTGACATGTTTGAGCGTCGCCTGCTCAACCAAATCGCCCGCTGCCTGAATCTGCCGTACATCGTCGCGGCCCTTGATTCGTCAAGTGCGAACTACTCGTCCATGCGGGGCGACTATCTCGTCTACCGCAAGACGGTTGGCACGCAGCGGGAAGACCTCGAGCGGAACGTGCTCGACCCGCTCTTGGCCGATTGGCTGGACGAGGCGGCTCTGATTCGCGGGATGCTGCCGGACGGCCTGCCGCCGGTCGCCAGCTGGAATTGGCGGTGGATTTGGCAGGGCTGGGAGCACGTGGATCCCGTCAAGGAAGCCGACGCCCAAAGCATCCGCCTGGGGAACAACACGACCACGCTGGCAGACGAGTGCGCCAGCGTTGGCCGCGATTGGCGCGAGGTGCTTCGCCAGCGGGCCGCCGAAAAAGCCCTCATGCAGAGCCTTGGCATTGACGAGCCGGCGCCGAAGCCGGCCGCACCGCAGCCACAGGAGGCGGCCAACGGCTGAACCTCATGGCTTACCTCTCGCTTGGCCCGCAGACCTATGGCATCGCGTGGGATGGGATTAGTTGCAAGAAAATCACATTCACGGTGGACGCCAATCTGGTCACAGGACCGTACACGGCAAAGGCACTCCGCGTGTTTGGGGCGGCTGGCCAGTACGCAGCCACAGACGACGGTGAGGAGGCCACGCTTCCGTACAGCAGAGGAGAAGTGTTTTTCACTGCTGTATACAATTCAGAAAACAATACGTGGAATCGCACCTACGCAAGCGAAGTTTCGTTGAGCGTTGCTTCTTCTGCGAACACGGTCACTGTCTCGCTGTCGCCTTTGATTGCGCACGCCAGTGATTACGGGTACATGGCGTTCGCGTGGCAGCTAGTCGCCGGCGGCGACGTACTTGTGCGAGGCCGCATCGACAAGCTCTCACAAAATCCGTTTGCTGCTGGGTCGGCGGCTGGTGGCCTGAAGTACGTGACCGGCGCCGCCGAAACGCCGTGCTGATTGCCACAAAGACTTGGAGTTTTGACCGTGAAGCAGAAAAACCGCCCTTCGACCCGCTCGCACATCAAGGCCGAGTCGCAGGCTCCGCGAATCGTCGCGATGGACGCCGAGTTCAGCCTGCTCGCGGAAGCGGCCGGGGCCGACACGACGCCCACGTTCTCGCTCGTGGCCTACACCGGCCGGGCAATCCGGCAGTCATGGAGCCGCAACCCGCTCGTGGTTGACCTGGCCGGCATGGACACGGCACGGCAGTCCATCCCGATCCTGTGGGGCCACGACGCCAGCATCGACTCCGTGCTCGGGCAGTCGCAGAGTATTTCGAGCGACGGCCAGCAGCTCATCGTGGCCGGCGAGCTGATCGGTGAGGGGGACACGGCCCAAAAGGTGCTGGCGCTTGCCCGCAAGGGCATGAGGTTCCAGGCCAGCATCGGGGCCGACACGGGCCGCATCGAAAACATCGCCCCCGGCGAGTCCGTGACCGTGAACGGCCGCGAGTTCACCGGGCCGCTTTCCGTAGTGCGAGGCTCCGCGCTCCGCGAAGTCTCAATCGTTTTGATGGGTGCAGACGCCCAAACGTCTGCCGCAATCGCCGCGGAGGCGAATGGGGATTTGACCATGGCGGACACCGCCAACGACAAGCCCGTCGAGGAGACCGTCAAGGTCGCCGCGATGGAAGCCCCGGCGATTGTCGCCGTGGACACCAAGGCTCCGGCCGCTGACCCCGCCATCCAGGCGGAAATCGCCGGCCTCCGGAAGGAGATCGAGGACATGAAGGCTCTCAACGCCAAGCGCGACTCCCGCGGCCCCGCCGTGCACGTCGTTGCCGACGCGGCCGATGGCGAGCGGGTGGTCGAGGCGGCGCTGTGCCTCCAGGGTGGCCTCCCGGCCATCGAGACGCACTACGACGAGCGGACGCTGGAGGCGGCCAGCAAGGCCCGCAAGACCACGTCGCTCGGCGAGGTGCTCGTGCGGGCGGCCAAGGCGAACGGCTACGCGGGCTCGGAGCGCATCAGCTCCGGCACGCTCCAGCCGATCCTCCAGGCGGCCTTCGCGACCCACGCCATCGGCAACCTGCTGGAGGCCGCGGTCAACAAGTTCCTCCTCGCCGGCTTCAACGCCGTCGAGAGCGTGTGGAAGGACATCAGCTCGGTGCGGTCGGTGGCCGACTTCAAGGCCGTCAACCTCTACCGCCTGAACGGCTCGATGAAGTTCCAGAAGGTCGGCAACGCGGGTGAGCTCAAGGTGGCCCAGGCCAGCGACACCAAGCGGTCGCTCGCGGCAGACACCTACGGGATCACCACGCAGCTGACCCGGCAGGATCTCATCAACGACGACATGTCGGCCCTCTCGCTGATCCCGCAACGGATCGGCCGCGGTGCCGCCCTGTCGCTCAACGAGGTGGTGTGGGCCGAGTTCCT